AGCGTTCGCAAGGGCCAATTCATCATTCGAGAGACGCAGCGGAGCGGTCAGGCTGCGGAATGCCCCCGCGATCTTCTCCGGGGCCTCCTGCATGTTCTTGAAAAACTCATAGACCTTTTTCCCGATTTCCGCGATCATTCCCGCGAAGGCAATGCCACCGACGAGCGGGAAGGCCATCTGCATCACCGGGCCTAGATGCAAAACCGATTCGAGAAATTTGTCCGCAGCCCTGGTGTTATTGAAGAAGTTCCCCTCGAGCGTCTTCATCGCCGCGGCGGTGGCGCGCGCCTCGCTGACTCCGCCCTTGCCGAACTCGCGGATCTTGGCGTTGGCCTTATCCATGTCCGCGATGAACGCAGCGGTCCCGGCATTCAGGTTGATCGTGATTACGCCGGCTTTACGTGCCATGATCAGTCATCCAGCAGATTGCCGCGCAAGGTCGCGACGAGTGTGTCGCCGAAGGCCTCGATCGCCGCGTCGGCTGAGACCGCGGCAGCAGGGCGCATAAACGGATGCGGCGCCACCGTCCCGATCTCTTTCTTATTTGGTTTGTGGCCAATCATGCGGTGGCCGTATTCCACAAAATTCGCCTTGTGCCCTTCTTTGCCGAAGCCGATGGCCGCGTGACCGCCGCGCAAACTCGAATCGATGGTGATATCGGTCAGGAGAGCGTCTCTCATCTTGCCGGTGTCGACCGGCGTGCGCGCCGCAACCGCCTCCTGGATGACCTGCGCGCCGGCCTGCAGGGCTTTCAGAAAACCATTGGCAACCGCCACCCGCGGAGCTTCGGCGAGCATCTTCTGCACCTCTTCGACGCCCGTGATGGTGATCAGTTCGTTAATCACGTCTTTGTGCCATCGCCGCCTGAAATTGCGCGCGGATGTTCTTCGCTATGCGGCGCCGGTTGATGCGCGGATGCTTTTCTGACGGAGCGTCCCGCAGAAGCAAAAGCGGAAAATCCCGAGGCTGCAAGGGTTCCTTCGGAGCTCCCATGCTCCAATTCGCAACGGTCGATGCCAGCAGGCCGACCATCCATTCCGTGTGTTTCTCGCGATCCCGGTGGCGCTCGAGTAACAGATGATATTGCCGGGGAGTGAGGGCGTAGAATTGGTCATCCGTTAGCCCCAGCACAAACCGCGCCGTCGACCAACACTGCTCCCAGATTTCGCGATTGCTTAATTTGCGGGCGGGGGACTTCCGCCCGCGGGAGGGTCCAGGATTTTCTTCGCCTCCGGCAATGAGGCGTTGTAGGCGCGCAGCAATGCATCCCGGATATCCGGCATGGTGTCGATCCGGATCATCGCCCCTACCTGCGCCAACGTCATCTTCGGATGAGCCTTGCGCAGGCCCGCGTAAAACAATCCGCGGAGCTGCACGGCGGTCGTGCTGTTAAACATGAGCGCCGCCATACCATGCAGCAGGTTCGCTTCCGCCAGCTTCTCGGCCTCCGCGATGGCATTGAAATCGTAGGCGAGATGGTAGGTCTCGCCATCGATCTCAAGGGTCGCGAATTCAATGACCGGGTCCAAAGCCGTCCCGGCCACGGATTCCCGCCTCGCCATTAGCTGCCCAACGTAAAGGTGATCGCACCGGTGACGCGCAGGCTGAATTTGGCGGTGACCTTCTTGTCGACCTTTACATCCGGCGTGAGCTGCTCGACATAAGCCAGGAAGGAATAGACGTCGCCCGATACGGATTGCCCGGGAGCGAGCGGCATGACGACCTGCCATGGGACTCTGGTCAGATTCGCGTAGGAGTTACGCACGGCCACCTGACCGGCATCTCCCGAAAAGCGGTTGAGGTCAACCTGCAGAATTCCCGGATCCGGCAGGATCGCCAGAAATTCCTTGGCAGTAGATTGCAGGTTGGTCGTGTCGTCAAAAATGTTTTTGTCGCCGAACATGATGGACAACGGTTCGCCGACGGTGACCCAGACCGATGGGGACGCAAGCGTGGGGTTGATCTGGATGAGTGTTCCTTGCCCCGATTGGGCTTTAGAACTGACATATACCGCGCCCACGAGAGGCAACAGGCACAGACAGATGGCCAGTAAGACTAGCAACATTTGGGTGTTTCTCCTTTTTAGCTTTGGATGTAGTTGATCAAGTACTCGAGCGAGCGCACATAGCTGCGATTGGCGTCGCTGAATCCGTCAAGAAAAGTTGGTTCCCTAAAAATCGAATCGACGACGGTTGCGTCAGGGTCCGCCAGCGTTCCTCGGAAGACGCCGCGCAAAATCTTGTCGATCGCGAGCGCCAGTGTGATGGCGTTGGCTTGCGTGTATCCGTGGCAATCGATCTGTACCGTGGCGGCCGTAAACGGATCTTGGCCGCCGATGAAATAGCTGGGCTCCGAATGGATGAACCTATAGGTCCAGGCCATCGTTTTGGTCGCGTCGATTTGATCCTTCGGGAGCTGCGCGTAGAAGCCCCCTGGCACAGTGGCAACGGGCGGGCTGCCCGCGAGCGCGGTTTGGATGAGAAGAACGAGACCCTGCTCGAGCACTGTGGTTTGGATTTCGGCGTGACTTAGTTCAGGGCTTGCAGTTCAAGCGGGCCGGCGTGAAGAAATCTGGAGCTTGCGGGAAAGACGTCCCCGATCACCATGTGCCGGTAGCAGTCTTCAGCCTGGTTCTGCGGATCGATCCGGTTGTACCATTCGTATTTTCGAATTCTGTCCGTCTTGTGCATGTATCCCAGGTGCAGCAGCGGCGCATGGCAGGCTTCGTGTGCGTGATGCAGGAGTTGCTGCGGGATCGAGCTGCAATGAAAATTTCCTCCCCAGGGCGTCGACTGAAAGGTAAACTCACGATTCATCAGCCGGAACAGGGATGGGCGCGCAAAGGTTCGGTAGACGCCATCCACGCGGACTTGCGTATCTTTGTCCCAGAGATAGCGGACCGGCAGTTTGAAAGCCTGGCTCTTCGTATTCGGTAAAGTCTGCCGCAAGACGTCCGAGCCTTCATCTGAGAGGACTTCGTCGCCGTCGATTGCGAGCACCCAAAAAGGCGAGGCCAGATTCCCGCGCAGATGGACATCGGAAACGCAGGTGAGGATGCGCCCCAGCAGGAAGTTCTTGTCTCGCGTCTCATCGATGCCTTCAAAATGCGAGCGGTAGACCGTGACCCGTTCATCCATCCGCTCGCACAGCTCATCGGTGAAATCGGTGCTGTGATCATCCAGGACGAACACCCGCTCGCAGAGTGGCAGGATGGAATCGATGACGCGCTTGATCCATCGCGCCTCGTTCTTCACGCGGAGCATGCCGAAGATGGTCATATTTGGGCTATACTGCTAAGCGAAATCTCTGAGGCTTTTTGCGGTTCTCGCGACTGCGGATTGTCCTGACAAAGCTGATGCCCGGCCAGGTTTCGTGAGGGTGACCTTCCAGAATAAGGCCCGCGCGGGCCGCACCTCTTGAAATAGCTCCCACAGTCCGAGCCGCTGAATGGTCCGCGAGCTACGGTTGTTCGGGCGAGGGCTGTTAGATGATCCGTCCCCGGTAGAAATCCTTGAAGCGCGGCACGCGGATTAGGTCATAGTCCCGGCCCTCGAGCGTTATAACTTCCGGGTTCGCGTTCAGGTCGGGCCGGCGAAGTTTCCAATACTCTTCGAGATACAGCGCGTTCGGCGGCCAGTCTTCCCAGCGGGTAACGTTGGGCGAGTGATAGTTGAAATTCTTCCCGTTGAAATAACGATTCCACTTGTCGACCCAATTCACCACGCCGCGGTTGATCCGCTCGATCGCGGCCGGGTCGCTCGTTGCTGTGGCGTCATGACTGACCCGCACGTGAGGCGTGGCGGCGCATTTCCAGCCCGCCATGCGAACGCGCAAACAATAATCGGCTTCTTCCTGATGGCCGAGAGCCGTGTCCAGTTGCCCGGCTTCGGTCAGGACCAAGCGATTCAGCACCCAGCAGAATCCGACGCCCCACATGACCTCCTGGTAATTCCCGCGGTCGATTGGATAGGCCCCGCCATTCGGGAAGATCAGACCGATTTCGTGGAACCGGTCTAGATACGAGCACATCGCCTCATCCCACGCATGCGTCAGGATCTCGATGTCGTTGTCGCAGTAGGCGATGTACTCAGTCTCCGCGCGTTGCAACAAAGCGTTCACGGCGCCGGCATAGCCGACGTTGACGTCCAGCGGCACGAGCTCGAATCGTTTGTCGGAAGCCGCGAACCCCGCCGCCAGCTCGCGCGTCGCCGGGTCTGGCCCCGGATTGTCAAAGATGAAGCAGCGGAAATCCGTCACGCTCTGCTGTTGGATCGAGGTGAGGGTGCGGTGGAGCTTCGCGCTCGCGCCGTACGAGGCTATTCCGATGTCAAGGCGTCGCAATTCTGTAAGTCCAATCTTCCACCGGCCATTCGTCGGGCTCGTTCTCACGCCAGGGGGGAGAGGGCATGTTCAGCACATAAGCCGGAACATCGCCGACATTGTAGAGTGCCGCAGCGATTCCGGCTGGGACCTCACTCGTAGCAAAGTTGTGATCTTCCCCGATGTCATGTTCCTGATAGCAATCGGCGCTTCTTGTTACCAGCCGGATATTGCCTTTGATGCAGGTAAACAGTCCGCGCCGCCGCATGTGCAGGTGCGGCCCCTTGACGGCGCCGGGCGCCACGACGGTCAGATAGACCTGCTCGATCTTCGGGCCTGAGTCCACGTGCCAGATCGGAACGAGGAACCCATTCGGGCCTGAATCGCTGCGTGTTTCGATGCGCGGATGCGGGGTGATCACGCCTTCATTGCCTGCATTCCAAGATGTTCATTGATCTGCCGTTGCAGGCTGGCATAGGGTGAGCAATGGTCTTCGCTTGGCCCAATTGAGCGGGTCAGGATGATTGTGGAGAGCCAGCAGCGCATTCAATCGGTCTTTCTCTTCAAAAAGAAAGCTGCAGACGGAGATCGCTCATGAATTCCGGCGGATCCACCCGCCGCGATTCGAAGTCAGCAGATGTTTTTCTCTCGACACATCCACCTCGAAGTCAGGATGCGCCGCCACAAACTCGGCCGCCGCCTTATCCGCCCATTCTTCTCCGGGCGCGCCCCAGCACGTATCTTCGACCACCAGGTAACATCCTCTCGTCACCGCCTGCGAATAGAGCCCCAGCTC